CCTACCTTTCTTGAGGGGCTCTTCGGAGCCCCTTTTTTTCGTTATAAATAGTATAAAGCAACTTAAATGGAAAATCATTATGGCTTACACAAAGGAAATCAATTATAATTTAGAACCAACTTCTTATTTAGAGGAGCAACAGACATTTGCAAATCCTGCAGGTTTCCGTCTAGTTATTGATAGCCTAAAATATCCAAATGCTCAATACACAGTTCAAGCTGCAGCAATTCCAGATCTTTCAGTTCCTGGCGCTGCAATGAATACACCAAAAAGAAATATTTTAATGGCTGCAGATAAGTTAGAATATGCTCCATTAACCCTTACGTTCTTAGTAGATGAAAACTTTACTAACTACCAAGAAATTCACGATTGGATGTTTGGTATGGTTGGACAAGATGATTTAGGAGATCGTAAAACTAGAGATCTTACACTCATAATATATAATTCTAGTAATAATGTAGTAAAAGAAATTCAGTTTGCAGACGCACATCCAACTAGTCTTTCTTCTCTTCCATTTGAAGTAACTAACGAAACAGTAAACTACTTAACAGCAGTTGTGGAATTCCAATACAGTTATTATAAATTTTTATAAAGGTTATTTTATATAATGTTAAATCTTGAAGACGTTTTGAAAATGTGGGCTAAAGATTCTGAAATTGATGATATAAGATTAGATGAAGCCTCAAAAAAGACTGCCTCTCTTCACGCAAAATATTTAGAAATGTTATCTGTAACTAAGCTTCAATTGAAGCGTAGAGATATGGATTTTAAAATTTTGCTTAAAAATAAATGGCTTTGGTATAATGGTAAAATGACAAAAGATCAAATCGATGAGCTTGGGTGGGAATACGATGCTCTTAATGGTTTGAAAATTTTGAAAGGTGAAATGGATTACTACTACGATGCTGATCCACATATTCAAGAAGCACAAGCCAAAATCGATTATCTTAAAACTTTAATTGAGACTTTAGAGGAAATTATAAATAATATTAGGTGGAGACATTCTACTATTAAAAATATGATTGACTGGAGAAAATTTGAAAGTGGTGGATAATGGATGTTATAAAGATTCAAAATAAGAATCATTCATTTTTACATGTAGATTGTGAACCATCTGTAGCAAACGAATTATCTGACTTTTTTACTTTTTATGTTCCTGGTTATAAATTCATGCCAGCATATAAAAATAAAATCTGGGATGGTAAGATTCGTTTATATGATGTTCGTAAAAAAGAACTACCGGCTGGCTTATTTCGTTATGTAGAGGAATTTGCTGGAACACCTGGTAGAGATTATCAGCTTGAATTACTCCATGATAACTATTATGGATTACCTAATACTGAAGCTGATATTGATATGTCATTTATGAAAGAAATGACTATTACATCAAAAGGGAAACAAATTGAGCCAAGGGACTATCAACTACAAGCAATTGAGCATGGATTAAAAAATAAGAGAGCTTTACTTATTTCGCCAACTGCTTCTGGTAAATCTTTAATTATTTACTCAATGCTTAGATGGTACCTAAAAAATAATGATAAAAAAGTAATCATTATTGTTCCTACTACTTCGCTAGTAGAACAGATGTATAAAGACTTTGGAGATTATTCTGAGTTTGACGATACGTTCAACGTAGATAAATTATGTCATAGAATCTATTCAGGAAAGGAAAAGATCTTTGACCAACGAGTCGTTATTACAACTTGGCAATCGATTTATAAAATGCCCGGTCACTGGTTTGAGCCATATGGTATGGTGATCGGAGATGAAGCGCATAATTTTAAGGCTAAGAGTCTTACTTCAATTCTTACGAAATGTCGTGAGGCTGAATTTAGATTTGGTACTACTGGTACGCTTGATGGTACTAATACACATAAACTTGTTTTGGAAGGCTATTTTGGACCGGCGCATTACGTCACTACGACAAAAAGTCTTATGGATCAAGGAGCGCTTGCGGAACTAGACATATCAGTACTTTTACTAAAATATTCTGATGAAGAGTGTAAGCTAATAAATAAAGTAAAATATCAAGAAGAAGTTAACTTTATTGTTAAACATGAAAAGCGGAATAACTTTATTTCTAATTTAGCTCTAAATCAAGATGGAAATACCTTAGTACTATTTCAACTTGTAGAAAAACATGGTAAGCCTTTGTATGATTTAATTAAGGCAAAGGCTCATGAACGAAGAAAAATATTTTATGTCTCTGGTTCTGTAGATACTGATATTAGAGAACAAATAAGAGAAATTGTGGAAAGGGAAAAAAATGCCGTCATTGTTGCAAGTCTTGGTACCTTCAGTACTGGTGTTAATATACGGAATTTGCATAATATCATATTCGCTAGCCCAAGCAAATCTCAAATTAAAGTTTTACAGTCGATCGGACGAGGATTGAGAAAGAGTGATGATGGTAGAGAGACAAAGCTATATGATTTAGCTGATGATCTTCATTGGAAAAGCAATAAGAACTATACACTAAATCATGCGGCAGAACGCATTAAGATATATACTAAAGAAAAATTTAAATACAAAATCTACGAGATAACTTTATGACAGAAAAAGATCCTTTGGATGATATGGACATTCAGCACATAAAGTTGTCTGATGGTAGCGAAATTATTGCATATATAAATGGTACTGAAGGTGCTATGGTGATTATGGAAAGACCTATGAATTTGAATTTAGCAATGACGACCGGTGGCAATGATACGTATTACTTTACAAAATATATGCAATTTGCTAAGAGAAATATAATTAAGCTAAACTCTCGCAATATAATCTCAGCCTCTGAAGTTAGAAACGATATTAAAGAAAAATATATTCAAGCGGCTCTTAAAAGTGATTCGCATGAAGAATTACAAAAGAACGATTATGAAATGGAACAAGCTTCTGATGATGATATGGATCTAAATTATATGGAACCTATATCTAAAAAGCTACATTAAGTGGGTATATCCCCCTCTCTCACCAGACTCTATTAATTATACCACAGGTTTGCAAATCTGTAAACCCCTAAAATGCATAAAAGTGCAATATTTTTTAAAAATAACTGTAAAAAAGTGTTGTACAAATCCTTAGAATTAGTTTATAATAATAACTAATAATATACACTAGGAGCTATAATATGACTAAAAAAATCAAGCCTAGAGATAAGCCACATTATGTCAACAATAGAGAATTCTCTCAAAAAGTTGTTGAGTATGTAGAAACTGTACGTCAAGCTGAAGCAGAAGGTAAACAACTTCCAGTAGTAACAAACTATATTGCTAATTGCTTCCTTAAGATTGCCGAAGGCTTGTCTCACAAATCTAATTTCATTCGATATACTTACCGTGAAGAGATGGTAATGGATGCTGTAGAAAATTGTTTGAAAGCAATTACAAACTACAACATTGAAGCTGCCACTCGTACAGGTAACCCTAATGCTTTTGCATACTTTACTCAGATTTGCTATTATGCGTTTTTACGTCGTATTGCAAAAGAAAAGAAACAGCAAGACATTAAATTTAAGTGGATTGAAAAAGCCTCAGTTGATGAATTCTTAGAAGCAGGTTTTGATGGCGATTCTGACCAAGGGCGCTATTTTGTTGACCAACTTCGTTCTCGTATCGATAAAGTAAAAGATACTGATAAGCAAATTAAAGACTTTGCTAAAGAAGAAAAGATTCGAGAAAAGAAAGCAAAAGGCATTGAGTTATTCATGGGAGATTGATATGGGACTAAAAGAAGAATTTATTTCTTATTGTGAATGGCAAAGAACAGCAGATGAACTATTAAGATCTCAATCACCTAGTTCTAATTCTGTAATTCAGGCTTTTGAAAAAGCTAATACTATGAAAAAATCCATTATGGATAAACTTGAGGCTATTGATGAAGCTCGCAATTATTAACGATACTCATTGTGGAATTAGAAATTCATCTGAAATTTTTATTAAAGACCAAGAGAAGTTTTATTCTGAAGTCTTTTTTCCATACTTAAAAGAAAATAACATCAAGCAAATTCTCCACCTTGGAGATTATTACGACCATCGTAAATTTGTAAATTTTAAAGCTCTTAATTCAAATCGCAAAGTATTTTTAGATACTCTCAAACGCGAGGGTATCCATATGGATATTATTCCAGGAAACCACGATGTTTTTTATAAGAATACGAATGATTTATGCTCTTTGAAAGAACTACTTGGTTATTATACTTCAAATGTAAATATTGTAATGAAGCCAAAAGTTCTTGATTATGATGGTTTGAAAATTGGTGTAGTACCTTGGATCAATTCTGAGAATTATGCTGAATCAATTGAGTTTATTAAAAAATGTCCTGCTCCAATTCTTGGCGCACACTTAGAACTTATTGGTTTTGATTTAATGCCTGGAATGCCAAACACTCATGGTATGAGTTCAGAAATTTTTGAACGTTTTGAGTTGGTAATGTCTGGCCACTTTCATACTAAATCAAGTCAAGGGAATATTCATTATCTTGGTAATCAAATGGAGTTTACTTGGTCTGATTGTAATGATCCAAAGTATTTCCATATTCTTGATACCGAAACCCGTGAACTCACACCCGTAAGAAATCCAAACACATTGTACAAAAAAGTATTTTACAATGATGAAAAAAATGATTATAATAATTATGATACATCGTCTCTTATAGACAAATTTGTTAAACTAATTGTAGTAAAGAAAACTGATCCATTTTTGTTTGATAGATTTGTAGATCGTATTCAGAATGAAGATATTCATGAATTAAAAATTGCAGAAACATTTGAAGAATTTACTGGCGATAATGTAGATGATGAATCTGTATCAGTAGAAGATACCACCGATCTTCTTGATTCATATGTTGAAGCAGTAGAAACAGATTTAGATAAAGGTCGTATTAAGAATTTAATGCGTACTTTATATGTAGAAGCGCAGGCTACAGAATTAGTATGATTTATTTTAATAATGTAAGATGGAAAAATTTCTTATCAACTGGCAATGATTGGTCGGAGGTTCAATTAGATAAATCTCCAACCACCCTAATTGTTGGCCAAAATGGCGCAGGAAAGAGTACTCTTCTTGATGCTCTTTCCTTTGCTTTGTTTGGTAAACCACACAGAAATATTAATAAGCCTCAGCTCATTAATTCCATTAATAATAAAAATTGTGAGGTTGAAGTAAACTTTACAATTGGTAAACATAAGTTTAAAGTTGTTCGTGGTATCAAACCAGGAAAATTTGAGATCTGGCAAAATGACAATATGATTAACCAATCATCTACTGCTAAAGATTATCAAAAGTTTCTTGAGCAAAATGTGTTAAAACTTAATCATAAATCTTTCCATCAAATCGTTGTTCTTGGTTCAAGCTCATTTATTCCATTTATGCAATTACCAGCTCAGCATCGTAGAGATGTGATTGAAGACTTACTTGATATTCAAATCTTTTCTAAAATGAATCAAATTCTTCGTGAAAAAGATACCAAACTAAAAGAAGAAATTAATAATATTACTTATGAATATGACTTGAATAAAGAAAAGATTGCTCTTCAGAAAAAATATATTCGTGATATTACCGAGTTGAATGAAGATCAAATCGCTAAAAAGGTTGATCAAATCGATGCTAATAATGATGAGATAGAAGAATTAAGTAAAGTTAATGAAGATCTATCTACGGAGTTATTACAATTGCAAGAAGGATTAGATGATGAACTTAAAGAGGCGCACAATAAAAAGCAATCGCTCTTGCACTATAAAGCGCAGTTCCAAACACAAGTTAAATCAGTTGTCAAAGACGCTAAGTTCTATGAGGAAAACGCCGTTTGCCCAACATGCTCCCAAGATATTGACGACGATCTTAGACACGAAAAACTCTCCATTGCCCAGTCCAAGGCCAAAGAACTTAACAAAGCAATTTCTGATGCATCTGAGCAGTCAGCTGTTGTGGAATCAACTATTGAACGGCTCAATTGCGTTTCAGAGCAGGTCAGAGAAAATGCGTCGAGTATATCATCTAATAATTCTACAATCACCAGGCTCCAAGGACAAATACACGATCTTCAGAACGAGATAGATAGTCTTCAAGGATCCGGCGGTGATTTGAAAAAAGCTAATGAAGAGCTTAATATTTTAAATGAAGCTCGCAATGTTTTATCAGAAGAAAAACTAAAGTTAGTTGATAGTAGATCATATAATCAAGCAGCTTCAGAAATGCTTAAAGACACAGGCATCAAAACCAAAGTAATTAAGCAATACTTACCAGTTATGAATAACTTGATTAATAAATATCTACAAGTTTTGGATTTCTTTGTTTCATTTAATTTAGATGAAAGCTTTAATGAGACTATTAAATCACGCCACCGTGATTCATTTAATTATGCTTCGTTTTCAGAAGGTGAAAAGCAAAGAATTGACTTAGCGTTATTATTTACTTGGCGGCAAATTGCAAAGATGAAAAATTCAACATCTACAAATTTGCTAATTCTAGATGAAACTTTTGATTCGTCTCTTGATCACGATGGTATTGATAACTTAATGAAGATCCTTTATACACTTGATGATAATACAAATGTATTTGTTATTTCTCATAAAGGCGATTTATTGGATGGTAAATTTAGAAGTAAAATTGAGTTCGTAAAAGAGCATAACTTCTCAAAAATAAAGAAAGTAGCATAATGAATAGATATGATATATTTACAGATTTTTTTACAAAAGAAAATTATTCAAGTAAATTAAATTTAGATATTCTTAAGCAAGAAGTATTTTCTTATATTGATAATTATGATCCGAATGGAAGAAAAGTTAGTAACCACGGTGGGTATCAATCAAATGATATAAATTATAATATCGTATGTGATAATTATCCAGAATTAGTAAAGTTGTTAAATTTAGTTACAGAAGATACTAATAAATCTATTAATTCCAGTAATTTACGTATTGCTAATGCATGGATTAATATTAATAAAAAAAATAATTTCAATATAATGCATTCGCATCCAAAATCAGTTATGTCTTCAACATTTTATCTAAGTTTATCTAATCAGCATATAAATGATAAAGAA